TCTTTAAATTGAAATGGATTTCCTGATCCACCGCCGCGAACTCTAGACCAAAACTCAGAATCCTCAGAAACTTGTTCGATAGAAGTCCAAGGACCTCCCCAATCTTGCATTTGGCCTTGTGCGTCAAATGCCTGAATTGCTCTAACTTGATTTCCAGATCTGGATTGCAACAATTCTCCATAAATAAAAGCTTCTTGGTCATATTGTTGAGACATTTGCTTTCCGAACTCGAACAAAGATGCTCCTTCGTCTCTTGGGACATCTGGGCGTTCATCAGAATAAATAATGAGTGAATTTTCAATTACTTCCCTCTTTTCTCCAGTTTGCTCGTCTGTTTCTTCCCATTTTCCCTGAAGTTCGGAGAAGGGAAATCCAGCAGATTGAGCTGATCTCTTAAGTTCTTGGTATCTCTGTCTGTTTTCTGCGGGAGTTTTTTCTCCACGGTCAGCTGACATGACGACAAATTCATCTGCTTGACGATCTTCTCTGCCTCCATAGCCAGGAGCATTAATTCTGTCCGCTACAGATTTTCCAGTGGCTTCCTCGATTGCTTCGGCAATCATATTTTTAAGTGTTTTTGTGGTTAGTTTCATTTGTCAATTCTCCCATAGACGTAGTTTTCTTTAACGACGTAAATAGTTTCAAAATCCCCTTTTATCTCTTGAATCGTAGATCTTTCAACCACGATTGTGTCTCCGATGCCTAGATCAATTGTACAATCACTTGAGATACCAACAACTTCACCAATCACATATGGCGATTTAGGTGGTTGATACTCTTCTGGCATAATAAACAAAGGATCTTCTCTGTCTTGTTCTTTTTCTTGCGGTATTATTTGCAAGTGTCTATTGAATGGTTTAAATTCCATGTTTCCTCCATAATAAAAAAACGTGCTACACATATAGTATAACACGTTTTCAATAGTTTGTCAAATGATTAAGTTATTTTTCTTCGTGAGACTTTTTAGTTTCTTGAACTTTTGCTCTTACATCCTTGAGACCTTTGGAGACCTCCATCAAAGTCTTTCTTGCTCTCGGAGCAGCAGACTTAAAGCCATAAGATCCAGCTTCCACTTTTGAAAGCTCGCCAAGGATGCCTTGAAGCTCCTCAATCATTTTTTCTACTTCTTCTCTCATAATTTCTCCTTAGAAGATTTCACAGGCTCCACCGCCACAAGCGATTTCGCCGCTCAGATCTGTTTCATCTGTTACTTCAGTAACTAGGTCCAAATCAACGTTTTTTACCAATTCAAGCATTCTTTCGTAAGTTTCTTCATCACAATCTTCGAAAGGAGCTTGAACATAAGTGCCGCCATCGTAAGGCAAAACACTCAATCCATTATACACTTCTCTGTTCTCCCACATCCATTTTCCAACAGTTTCCCATTCATCGTCTTTGATGGTCACGGTTGCTGATACGTTGTGAGTGTTGCTTCCATTCTTGTGTCCAGACTTGATCCACTCGTTTGAAACTTTCTTTACTCTCTCGAGCAAATCAAGGGCACTCTCATGGCGCGTAATTGCCCCTTCAGGCGCTTTTTGAGGCACAGATAGGATAGCAGTGTCATGTGGGCGGAAACGGCAGTCCTCGAGCAACTCAGGTAGGTTAGCGGCGAGATATGAATAGATTGCTTCGTTCTTTCCAACACGCAAACGACGAATATAGTAATCATTGTGCCATGCGTGGATTCCCGAGGATGTTCCGAGGGTCAACGAAGTTGTGCCTGCTGGCTTCACACATGTCTGTCGAGCAGCTGGTTTGATACCAATTTGCATAGCGACCTGGCGGTTTACCTTTGAAACTTCTAGAGATGCCTCAGACATATCCAAATTGAGAACTCCGCCAGATGCGATACCTGTCATAGAAACGCCAATAAGAGCATCTCTTTCGGTTGTACGTTGCCAGATAGGTCTTAGGTAGTGAAAGTCAGTATAAGACGCTTGAAGGGTACCTATGAAGCTCGCAGTGCGTGCTCTTTCGTTAAGTTGCTCTTGGTTCTCAACATCTGATACATTGATCTCGACCAAGTTGCAAAACTGGAAAGGTCGCAAACCGATCTCGCAACAAGGATTACATCCCCATTCTTTATCATTCGAGAAATAAAATCCAGGCTCTCCAGATCGTGATTCCTCGACACGCTTCCAAAGATCCATAAAGGTAGGTTCGTCAATCTTGTGACGCATTACAACTACCGAGTTGTTGGCTCTTCCTCGTTGTGGATTGAGTTCCCACCAAGCTCCTGATTTTGCTCCGAGCATTTCTTCATCATCAGCCGAGAATAAAGAGATGAGAGCAGCACGACGAATACCTCCGGCCAAAACCGCATCCGCAATGTGGCAGATGATATCATGAACCTCAATAGGCGAAAGTTTGTCTCCGTTTTCTTTTGCATCTAGTATTCCCTCCACTTTTACAAGACACTCTTTTAATGGTTGAGGCCCAGGTGCTTTTCCACCGGATGTAACCAAGCGAGCGCCTTTCGGGCGAATGTCTGAGAAATCAAAACGAAGCTTTGATGTTCCCTTGAAATAAGACATTACAAGCGCCTTAACAGCGTCTGCCCAGCCTTCAATTGAATCTCCAATAAGAAACCTGCGAGTGCGCTTAGAAGATGGTCTACGGATCTCTGGGAGACTGTCAACGTGGTGTTTTTGAACTGAATAGCCAACTCCGGTTCCTCCGAGAAGCAAGAACATGATCTCTCCAAATACTCGGGGATCATCAGCAGGAGCATAAGCACAGTTAAAAATACGGTTTGGAGAAACTTCGATTGGTTTACCGCCAAATTGCATCGAGCGCATCGAAGGAAGAACTTGTTTGTCATATACAAACTTATAGTTCTCTCGAATCTTTTCTTCTAAGTGTGGAAACTTCTTAATATGCATATTCATATTGCGAGTCACCAACTCATCCCAGTTTTCTCGACGCTGCTTGTCTGACATAAATCTAGCGTACTTCATGTGGACAGTTATATCCGATAAGATTTTCTTTTCCAAATCCATTTTTTTGTTCTCCTGTAGTATTTTTTTCATAAATTGTTTTTCTTCTAAAGTATAAATTGATGATTCTTCCATGTTATTTACCTTGTTTAGCATACTTGTCTTTCAGCATTTGTAGGGCATCTGCTGTAGATTGCATCTTCTCGGATGTTTCATCTCGATCTAAGATTTTAATGGTAACATCCGACCAGTCAACGAAAGCATCGAAGACAAGGCCATCAGGTCCATTCCGATTCTTTGCAACGAATATTCGACCCTTGTTTGCTTGCTTATCCTGAACCGTTCTAGATAAAGAGAAGATGAAATCGGCTACGAAGCATTTGTTGAACGCTTCCGAGATTGCTTCCATCGTGATGACTTCTGCGTTGAGTCCGCCTCGGTTCGTCTGGGAAGCGGTCCAAATGGGAAGCTCGTAAGTTTGAGCAAGTCCTCGAAGGCCTTCGTAAGTTTCTTCCAATTCGTGTCGTTTTTCACCTGAACTCCTGACGGGACGCAATAGGTCCGCATAATCTACTAAAATCATATCCGGCTCGATGCCACGCTTTCGCAATTTCTCAATATGGTTTTTGAGAGTTTGAACAGAGGCAGACTTCGTTGGATACTCTTTGATAATTAGAGTGCCTTCAAGATCTTTTACCTTGTCCACAATTTCTTTTTGTCTCATTTTGTGCTCTGCGAGAGGAACGTCTGAGATACAGCAGTCAAACCTTTGACCGACGACGGTGTCTTTGAGTTCCAAGGTATAATAGACAACAGTCTTTCCTTTAAGTATCGCTTGAGTTGCGAGATGAACGAGGACCATAGACTTACCAGCACCAGTAGGAGCAACGACAACACCCAGTTCGGACTTTCCAAGACCTCCCTTGACAATCTCATCCATTCGAGGCCATCCAGTTGAAGTTGGATCTCTTGAAACCAGCTCAAAACGTTTAAGCAAGTCTTTGCGAAAGTCATGCCCAAAGTTATTGTCGGTTCCAAGAACTAAGGCCTCCTTGATCACTTTCTCGATCTCTTCAAATGATGACGACTTAAGCAAAGATGCTGATTTAATCATCGCACCTTTAAGAACTTGCTTTCGACAGAAGTCAATTGCCTTGTCTTTAATGAATGCTGCTTCTTCGACGCCGTCTGAAGTGTGGATGCGAGCATAAAACTCTCGAACAGACTGTGCTGTTGCTTTGTCATGTTGATTTAACTCTGTTCTTAACAAAGTCATCATAACCTCAGAATTCGGATGAGTGTTATACTTGTTGCGATAGTTAATTAAAGTTTGAGCAAAGATTTGAAGATATTTCTTCTCGAAAAAGCCAACATCAAGCACTTCAGTGATTTGATCAAAGAATGGTCGATCCTCCAACATAAGTTGGCAAAGATTCTCTTGAAAGTTTTTTCCGAACCTCATAAAGGTCTCTTGTTTGGTTGTGTCCATATGTCCTCCTGGTTTGTTTGGTTATATAAATATAACCTATTTTGTTATGGTTGTCAAGTAAATTTATCTTTTTATTTTTCGAAAAATATTAAGAAGCGAACTAAAGTTAAGCGAAACCGCGTCATCTTCGGAAAGCATTTGTGTAAATTTAATTCTATCAAATCCTGGTTCAAAATCGTTAATAGAATTTTTTATTATTTCTCGATTCATTGCTCTGATATTTGGATACTCAAGTTGCATAATCGCATAATTGTCTTTGATTAATTTTTGGTTTCCTTCAATATTCTGATGTATCTTTAGCTTCTTTCCTTGCATAGCGCAATCTCTAATGATGTCGTCTGTTGTATATTGATCTTCTCTGATTAAAAATGGAAATCTTTTAGCAATGGTCTTTAGCCCGGCTCCCTGTATTCCAGGTAGATTATCAGATTTGTCTCCAGCAATGGCTCTTGCAAGAGCAAAGTTCTTTGGATGAATTTTGAATTCGTTTATTACATCTTGTTGAGTTACAATCTTTTTCTGAATTGGGCGATATACTTGAACGTCATCTCGACATAACTGAAAGAAGTCCTTGTCCGATGATACAATCGTCTTTTTCCAACCATTATACATCGGGTGGTTAATCACTAGAGCGATGATGTCATCTGCCTCGGTGAAGTCTGCCACAAGTTGGATGACAGGCATTTCATTGAGATACTCCATGAGTCTTACTTGCTGATAACCTTTGTTGGCTTCTTCCTTGTCCTCTGGTAACTCAACCATGCGTCGATTGAATCTCACCGGTTTGCGACCGCCTTTATAGTCCTTGTTCATCGAACGTCGACGTTGAGACCCTTCATGGCCATCCCAAGCGACGATAATCTCGTCAGCGTCAAAATCCCTAGCGACCTTTTGAAGACTCTTTAAAAAGCCAATTGTGCCGCCTACAGGCCATCCTTTTTTGTTTAAATGTGGGGATACCACATAAGAGCGCAGAAACATGTTCAGCGCATCGATTATTACTACGTTTTTCATTTATTCTCCAAATTTGTCCGGACCCCATGTATTAAAGCATCCGTCGTTGTTTACAAAGTCATAAGGCATGTCTCCAACAACATACGACTTGACTCCATAAGTATAATTGCAATCTAAGACAACCTGTAAGTGGATCGCCAAAGTCTCTGCCATTCTTTCGGCCTTTTCCCAATTAAGAGATACGCCTCTAATTTTATCTTCTGTTTCGTTCTCTGGTCTATACCAGACAAGGTAAACTCTTTTCATTTGTCCTCCGAGTTTATAATATTATAACATATATCACAGAGTTTGTCAAGCATAAAAAACAAAAAACCCCGAAGGCGAACCAACGGGGCTTAGTGAGTTCCTTCAGAGCTTAATCTTCTTCGGACTCTTCGTCAACCTTAAAGCTTGTGCCTGTGGTTGCGAATTTATTTATTATCTCATCATCCATAATGTCAAGAACGCATGCTCTAAACTCTGGGTCTTGCAACTTTTTGACCCATTGTGCTCTTTGGAACTTAAATTCCTTGCCATTACGATCAAACATTTTGTTCCAAGCTCCAGGCTTGAATCGATCAGATCCAGATGCCCTCATTGCTTCCAACCAAGATTCTTCATCTTGAATGCCGACTTCAGTTCCCCACATGATCTTAAATGTACATTCTCGATTCTCTGTACCAAAACGAGACTTCGGAAGTCTCACTTTAACTTCGGAACCAACTCTGACACCATCTCTTTCGATGAAGGCAGCCTTGTTCTTACGTTTCGTAAGCCAAATTCTAAGAGAATAAGCATATATCAGAGCTTTTCCACCCGGTGTGAAGTAAGGTTCTGCCAGCATTTCCCAAGCATTAGCTGAAATGTTTGTCTTCAATTGATTGATTGCCAAAAGAGTACATTTGTTGTTTCCGATTGGGATCGCCAGTTTTTGGAACATTTTTGAAAAGATCCTTGGCTTTACAGCCATAGATGACTGAGGATTAAAGTCACCTTCGAGATCTTTTTCTGCTGCTGTTGCTGCGATAGAATCCCAAATAAACAGAAACTGTACACCAGGATTTTCTTCCATCATGAACTCAATCATTTCCAAAGTCTTCTCGACAGATACGGCTTGGATATAAATGAAGTTGTCACTAATATCGATCCCGCATTGTTCCAAGAACTCTGGATCAATCGCATTTTCGGCATCAAAGTAAACAACAACATGACCTAGCTTTTGAGCTTGTGCTCCAATTTGAGCAGCCATGTAAGACTTTCCAGACCCTGACAGGCCAGCAAGCTCAGTGATTCTTCCAACAGGAATACCAGCCATCTTGCCTCGGCAAATAATAGAATCCAACCAGCGTGAGCCAGTTGGAATCCATTCATCAACAGCGCTAGGATTGGTTTCCCTTAAATCATGTGCAATGTTCATTCCAACCTTTTTATTGATTGCTTTCTTCATTGCTGAGATATCAATCTTGCCTGCTTTTGCCATTAGATCACCTCTTCAAGTGGATAACAAACTCCGAGTTCGTCATTTGTTTTAAACTCAGACTCTTCAGTTGTTTCCTCGGGGTCCTCTTCTGTTTCTTCTGATCCTGTATCTTCAGCTTCTTCGGTCGCAGGCTCAGTTGTTTCTTCTGTTTCGACAGCAGTGTCCAATTCTTCTTCTTTGTCTCCACATGCTAGAAACATTGATAATACTAAACTTAACATTTTATTCTCCTTGTGTTTCAGTTTCTTCTTTTAGGATCTCTTTGATCTCATCTACGCCTTCTTTAGCTTCTTCAAGGTTTTCCTTGATGCTCTCCAAGGCTTCTTGGGTTGTATCCTCATCGGGTGCAATTTGCTCCACCTCTTCAAGTTTAGGATAAGTTGCTTGCTCAACCTTTTCTACTTCAGGCTGTGTTTGTGTTTCTTCTTCTCCGCAAGCGAAAAGAAGGCTAATTAACATTAGTCTCATGTTTTCTCCTTAGTTAAATGAGGCACCTGTAACCCGTGCCTCCCTGCGGTGTGCCTTATTTAGGCAGCATCTTCTTCAGACTCTTCTTCTGAAATATTGTCAACTTGAGTTATTCCGTATTTCGAATAATCTTTAGAAATCTCACTCCAGATAGCATCTTGTCTATTGTAACGATAAATGTTGGCCCATTTTTGTCTTGCCCAAAAGTAATAATAATCATGCTTGTTATAGGCAACATTATTATCTTCAAGATTCAGAACTTCTTTGGTCGATTCTCTTTCGAGATAGCTATCCAACTTTGTGATTTCAGAGTAAAACAACTCGTAATCAGTCACTGTCAATTCATTTCTGACGATGTTCTCAAGAACTAGAAAAAAGATCAAAGAGTTTTTACTGTTGATGACCTTTTCTTTCTTGATGCTGTCGATTTGACTCATTTCTGTTAAGATTGACTTTAACAGAATCAATGAATTTATATCATAGACGGTAGAATACTCTCCTTCTGCTCCGACCGAATGTCCTTTTCGATACAATTCGTTTATTGCCTTTGAGGTGATTGAGGTTCTCTTTTTGGATTCTAAGTGCAAGATCATTTTGGAAATGATTTCTTCTGGCATCATTGACGTTATTTGTCTCGATGAACAAAGGTTTTCAAACAAGCCTTTAAAATCGCTGTGTAAGTCTCTTGTTTTTGCTGCGATTGGTGTATCTTCAGCATTTCTTAGATGTTGATCTGTTGGGAGAGCACCAGAGTTAAGACCGATAAATACTTTCGGAAGATCCTTTCTTATTACAGCCACGAACTCATTAACCATAATTTGTAAACTCATGATTGACGCTTGAGCAGCATCAGACATGTCTTTAAAAAATGTATTTGTGTAATGTACACGATTGCCGTTTGCTACAGTTACATGACCCGTATATGAAATCTTGTCTTCTAAGAACTTAACAATTGTTTCACGGCGGTGTTTCCCATCCAAACTAATCCAAGAATGACCAAGCTGAGCTTTGTTTTTGAAATAATTAAAGCTGACGCTGTCGCCAATTCTTTTGGAATACTGAAGGCATTGTTGAACATTGGCTCTTGTAATAGGTGAGCACATGAAACCTTCCAACATACTTTTTAAGAACGCCTGTTCTTGTTCTTTAGTCCAGCAGCCATGCGGTCTTTCGAAGGCAGAGTCTGTACCAGTTTCAGAGTTTTCTCTCAAGATCTGTGCCAATGAGATCTCGGTTACATTATGTTTTCTCATAATATTTTCCTTGCCAATTTTCGGCATGTGAAATGAACAGCCTTAGTAATCTTTAAAGACTATTCATAAATTATCTCTCGAAGCCACAAGGCCGCTTGCAATCAATAAGATTCGAGTTATCAAGCTAAAAACAGGGGCATCTTTTTATCAACCATGGGAAAGATGCCCAAAACCCTAAACACAGGAGGACCTATAACTATTCTTCATTCATAAATGCTGCGAAAGCTTGATCGACACTCTCTCCGGTTTTTTTGCTATAGCGCTGAGTTTCAGTCGAAGACGACTCAGCGGATGTATCGGACGATAGATATCCATTCAGAAGCTCTTGAACTTCTTCAGTTGTCTTTACATCGAACAACTTGTCGATTACAGGAACCGAGTCAATCAACTCTTGGCAATCAGCAATCGCATCGTCACAGAGGACAGAAGGACGACGACGAGGCTGTAGAGCTGTCTTAGGGAAAGCACCAGGGCCAGAGGCCAAAGTATAAGTTAGCTTAATGTCTGTACCTGTTTGTGGATCTGTAATATCACCATAATCAGGGTCAAGAACATAACCCAACAATGTTTCATAAGCGGTCTTTCCATAAGCCCAGATTTTAACACCTTCGGACTCGGCTCCACGAACCAACACGGGAGAATAATATCGCTTTCGAGCAAATAATTTCTTTGCTTCATTCTTTAAGTTGGAATCATCACTTTCAACACCTTCTCGCCACAATTTAGAGGCGAAGTCGCAGATAGGGCATTCACCGCCATCGTTACGCTTGTTGCAGTAGATTCCAGGGTTTTTTCCAACATTATAATGGAAATGGAATTCACGGAACGGGTCACCGTCCGCAGTCGGGAGGATACGGATATTTTGATCTCCCGCTTTTGGCTTCCACATTGTGGAAGATTTGCCGCTAGGCTTGTTACCAGTTTTAGATGCATTCAATTTGGCTCGCATCGCTTCTAAGTTAAGTGCCATAATATTTTCTCCTATGGTTTGATTTTATTTTTTTGTGTTTTATCACTAAGGTAGTCAGGCTATTTTTTCATCCCAACCCCGTTGTAATTCGTTTATGTATATATTATAACATGAAAAGATTCACTTGTCAAGTATTTTTTTGATTTTTTTTCAACACTAATTAGTTTCTCCAATCAAGTTATATCTATATTATAACATACTATTTGATGTTTGTCAAGTATTTTTTAAAGTTTTTTCAAAATTTCTTTTAATTCCGGTTCAGACTTCATTCCTGTGAATTCATCTACTTGTTTGCCGTCTTTCATTAAGACGACTCTCGGAATACTGCGAACTCCAAATCTCTGAGCTAACTCTCTGTTCTCATCAACATTAACTTTTAAGAAAGTAATGTCTTGCTGCTGATCTTCAATTGCCTCAATGGTCTTCGTCAGCATTTTGCAAGGTCCGCACCATGCCGCTGAGAATTGAACATATACGGAGCCATTGCTTGTAAGTTCGTCAAAGTTTTCTTCATTATTATAGTTTTTCATGTTGTCTCCAATGTTAAAAAAGTAGGGACTCAGGGATTTGAACCCTGGACCTGCCGATTATGAGTCGGATGCTCTCACCGCTGAGCTAAGTCCCCATGTACATCCAGCAGGATTCGAACCTGCGACCAATTGATTAAAAGTCAACTGCTCTACCAGCTGAGCTATGGATGCCTAAAAAGCTTCAGATAGGACTTGAACCTACAACGACTTGATTACAAATCAAGCATTCTACCAATTGAATTACTGAAGCAAAAAAAGTACACCGGATAGGATTCGAACCTATGACCGTCCGCTTAGAAGGCGGATGCTCTATCCAACTGAGCTACCGGTGCGAAAAAGCGGCCTTTTGTGATGGGTAGCCGCAAACCCCACGGAGTAATATGTTAACCAAACATCTTATACCACAACCAAACAAATACCCAAATAAAAACAGCAACTCCGATGATTCCAATCATAATATCTCCACTTTCTTATATTATAACATGTTATTTGATGGTTGTCAAGTAAAAACTTATTTTTTTTTCTTTGATTCTCTCAAAACATTGCCTGCTCTCAATATCACCTCCGATATGATGAACAGGTCTTGTACAGCTTGCTTTAATTCTTCTTCTGGAAGATATTCTTGTGCGATGGCTTCAAGAATCTTACTTTCATATTGTTCTAATTCCAACATTTCTCTTTTTAATCGTTTCATTTTGCTTTTCACGTCTCAAGATCTCCTTTTTGATATATTTTTCATCTATAGCAACAGGTACACCACTTATCATCACAATGCTTATCCCATAAGCTGTCTTTCGCCTATCAAATAAAAAACTGTCTGCTATATTCTTAAATATCTCTAACATTAAGGTTCCTGTATAAAGTGTGTGTAGTGCTTGGCATAAAAGTGATTGTCGTCAGATGACTTCCAGATTGCATAAGATGTATTTCTTTGCTTTTCTTTGTTGTCTCTAACAATTTCTTGACATCTCGGAATTATTTGATCGTCATTGTCAAGATCGTCCTCCTCTATATTAATATAATAACATGTTTCAGTGATGTTGTCAAGTGAAAAAAGCATTTTTTCTTCATTTTCTTCAAACTTTCCGATTGAGATTGTTGATATTCTAGATACACCCTTGGTTTCATGAAGTCTGTTAAAATCTGGCGTTGTATTCTCGCAATAAAGAAGGTTTTGAAGCGTCGAATAAATAAAATAATTGACCTTGTCAAAGTAATTTCGTATTGTTCCAGTTCCAGCAAGCTCCATGATTGCTTTATTGTCCATTAAGACCATTTCATGAAATCTACCAGATCTTGCAAACTGCTGTAGTATGCTAAAGTGGACCTTATGTCTTCTTATTTCATTCTCGGACAAAAATTCAACATCGGGCTTGATATAAACAACAGTTGTTTTAAACGCGCTCAGAGCCTCTAGAACGCGTAGAGCAAGTCCGGCTATCTTACCAGACCCACAAACAAACAAGGTGGCTTCATCGTGCGATTTGAGGCCTTTCTGTGTGAATTTAAAGTCAAGAGAGTCATATTCTTCTGGTGTATTTTGTTTTGGCACACCATTATCTTCATCAATCTGAATTACTTTATAATTTTTTGTGTGAGGCTTGAATAATTCAACAATGTTGCTTCCTGCTTTCCCTAATCCCACTAAAATCATGTCACTTCCTCTTTTAAATGTCTAAACTCTGTGTCCCACATTGGAACCCTGTGTCCTTCGCCTATGGCGATCCAATATATGTTATACAACCCTACGTTTTCAATCTTAGTTACTATGCCAACTTGACCGTCTTTCCACCCTGTTGTTTGGCAATTATGTAAAATTATCAGGTCTCCGACTTGATAGGTTACCATTTAAACTCCCTCATGTCTCCAAGATTTTTTCCGATTGAACAATTGACCTTGAACTTACCCAGTCGAGTGTCTCCAAACATCTCAACCAACTCTGGAATCATTCTTCTGTCGTCTCGGTGAAGATCGATGACAACGCTGTCATGAACAACAAAAGCAACATGGGATCTTGTCGCCCTAAGGAAGTTAGCAATCTTGCAAAACCTATCCATGGTGTTATCTGAGGAACTCGATTGGAGTAGATAGTTGAGGGCTTTGCGAACGGGAGCAGCAATTGACCTTCCGAAGGGTGTTTGAACCTCTCCATCACTGTAATATTTTTCTCTAAGGCTTTCTCTATCGTAGAAATCCGATTCAATAGCTTGCGAGTCTTCATTATAGAGCCATGCGAATAATTTGGTTTTAGCTTCTTCTCGGCTAAGATCTTTTTTAAATATATTTTTGATATTCCATTCATGTATGTCTTCCTCTGGTTGATTATGGCCCTGTAGAGCCAGCATTGTTCTAACTTCAGCAGCGTTGAAGTCAAGCTCAAGGAAAACATCATTGTTTGGTTTCACATGAACCTTTAATTCTTTTTTTAAATTTAAAATCGGGAACGAGTTTCGCTTCGTGGTTAAGCGACCAGTCACCGTTCCAAAAATGTCATAATCGACATAAGGAGTTGAGTCTCCAAATTGATCGTAAAGATGCTTTGCTTTCTGGTCTTCTGCTGCGATACAGTAGAGAGCGAAAGAGTTCAGGTTAACAGGATATCGCCTCAATTCTTTCACAGCAGATTGAATATTTTTCAACAAGTCGTAGTGAGCAGGTTTCTCGATATTCTCAAATACCCAACGTGTGATCTCGTTTTTTGTGTCGAAGTAATGTTGCAAATGCTTTTGAGGCACGACATCATAAAAACAAACATCTCCGAGGTCCACTTTGGCACTGCTCAAGGCTCGATAATGGCTCTTCAGCGTGTTTTCTGCCGCTTCCCATCTCGACATAAGATGAGGAGGGCAAACGATGCCCAGCGGCTTACCAGCCACCAGCAAACTGGCATAATCAATGTCTCTGCCGTACAGATGTTCTGAGTATGACCATGTTTTCGAGATCCCATCGGGAATCTTGTCCCACATGAATTGTCCATCGATGTAAGTTCCAGCGCAATCATTCTTGCTGTCCATAAGTTGAAATAGCATTTGTCCTCCGTGATTTAGTAAGATCTACTGTCTCTACCGGATGGACGCCTCCCAACTTCCAATCTTCTAGAGTCTGTAACTGTCTTACCTCTGAGTTTCATGATGCCGTCATGATACCCATTGTCTTTGTTCCATAGTTGGTCTCGGAACATATTATTAATATAACGTAATGCTGAGGGTTTGTCAAGTGTTGAAAGCATTTTTTTTATTTTTCTTTCAATCTGTCGCATCTTAACGGGATTGAAGCACCGTCCTTCCTCCACGTTTCTTATTCTGGCATACATGATAAGTTCTTTCGTGTCGCTGAATGGTCGCTTTGTTGGGTTTACTGAATTGAGAGACTTGTATTCGGTCACGACTCTCATGCATTTGATCTCGGAAAATCTCAAAAGTGGGTTTTTGCTGACATATTTATTATAATATATATTAATATATCTATATAACAAATCATTATCTAATGTATATGTTCTAATATAAAATCTATTAAAGAAATCTTCTAATGTATTAATATTGTAATTTGTTCTAATAGATTCTCCTGCTGGTGAAGATACATCATAGACTAATATATGAGGATTTCTATTTGCCATACAGAATCCCATATTAACACAAAGATTCGAGAAATACTGGAAGTGTGGATTATCAACAATAAAGTCTATCTTTGCCTGGTTGTCATTGAATCCAATGTCCGCATATGAGAACGCGAGACCAGTATGCAATATGTTTGAATTGATGGTTGTATTCCATCTTGTCATGGTTATAGCGGTTTGATCTTGAGTTTCTAAAATTAATTTAAAAAAATGGTTGACATAGTCATCATAAGATGCTATACTGTTAGTACCAATGATATTTGGGATGTGTGTTTCGTTGTAAAAGCGGAGAATGCTACTTAGGTATTCTCCGTATCTAATCTCAGGATCTTCATATGCTTCAACGCCTTTTAAATTACCGAAAATCTCTCCTGCTTGGGAGAAGACCCCCTTGCCTTGCGCTGCTTTCAAGTTCATCTTCATTAAGGCGTAATGGTCTGCGACAATGTTGAGAACACGAACACCACCGATTGTTGTTAGCTTATTCTTTTTTGGAACAATTGAGTTGTTTAGACTGTCGATAACGCCGTAGTGCAATCTTTCAAAGAAATGATAGTTTCGAACAGATAGTGGTTCACCACCAGTATATGCTTCGGCTTTCCATTTTGTTTGATAAAACAACTCAGACAGAGTATCTTCGGCTTTTTTGTTATCAAAATCTCTACTCATTCAATTAGGTCTCCTATGTTTGGCAATGCTGATTCTTCTGTTTCTTCTTTTTCTGGTGCCACTGTGTCTGCTATTTCTCTTAGTCTCTCAAGGCACTCTTCATCTGATTTAGCAACAGCTGGTTGGGCTACGTTTTCTTCAAGTTGTCCTCTTCTCATCAGCAGACTTTCATTTGCTCCAATAAATTTTGCTTCAATTTTTATTTCATAATCTCTATTTGTTTCGCCGAGAACATATTCTACTTTGGTAGCAATATAGTATCCACCAAAACCAGTAATGTTTGATATAGTTCCAATTTTATGAGGATTTGCCTCACCAAATACTCTGTAATCTCCAGCCACACCGTCAATAATCGGAACGGAATCAATCGGTGCGCCACCAGAACCACCGCCCCATTGTGGTCCCCAATCAAGAAGAACAAATTCGAAAATAGTTCCGGGATAAAAATCTTTATTCGCATACATGTTCTTGAAAGAAAAACTCAGATTATAAACATTAGAGAGGAGACTTAGGTCTCCAAAGTTATTGTTGAAGTATCTTGCTTCTCGGAGAAAAGGTGCATCAGTCTTGGAAAACGAAACATCAGATATAAAATTAAACTGTTGACTCTTTATTCCATAAAATATTCTTGGAGTTTCAAGTCTGTCGTTGTATTTTATAGTTTGAAACCTAGATTCTGTCTGTTGATAAAATATACAATAATTTCTTGTATCGTCCGCACCAGATTCAAACCATGGAGAACGTGGAAGGATTGGATTTACTTTTCCCGTTCCCCATGGATTACTCATGTCTATATCATCTCCGTTTGTTGTAAACTCTCTTGTTTCCGTTGTATTTATGAAAGCCATCCTGTACATTGGCGGCTCTTCTTTGTCAATGGCGCAAAACCTTGTTTTAAGATCAACAACCAATGTTTGAATCATATCTCTGAAAAACGTGGTCAAAGGATAAAACGATATTTTCTTTGCAACAACTCTTTGTTCAAACCATCTCATGAAAACAACAACATCGACGGCAAAATTTAAGGGATTTTGTATTTCTGGCCCATCAGAATATTCGCTTGTGACATCAATTGAACCAAATATAAACTCAAGCTTGAGTTTCTTTTTTGTTTCTTCGTCTTCATAAATGGTGTCCAAAGCGAGATCAAACAAGTCTCCTAGGAAAAAACAAGATCCAACAAATATTTTTTCTCCATAGACCCTAGGGTCTCTGAACAGGTCTAATACATTCAATGTGGTAGAAAAGTCCGCACTTTGCCCACCAGAATATCTAGATTTAGTGTATTTCTCATGAACTTCGTCGGTGATATTGTCTACCAACTCTCCATCTTTATATAATACTGAGATATTTGGTCGCCCTCTGGAGTACCTAAATGTTCTTAACACCTTAGATGGATCAGGATTTTCATTAAGATTCCATGACTCTATTAATGGATCCGCATTCAACGTGTAATTGTATAGCTTGTTTCTTTTATTTAGTTCGTCAATGAATCTGCTAGATTTCATTTTTGCTGTACTATTCTTGTAATATTCAAATTCTAATTTTTTAGCTTCCCGCAAAGCTTTGGATGAGCATTTTCCACTATTTGCAATTCTTTCCATTTCGAAATCAATCGCTCTTCTCGCTTGTCGCTTCTCTTGGTCGGCCAAAACATCAGTAAAAGGCATCGTCAAGACTTGTTCGAAATATCCCCTGTAGTTTATCGTCAAAGTACATGAGCCGTTTGATGAATCTCGAGAAATTGAATGATCTATTGTCGAAAGATCTACTGAGATGCAATTATCATCATTTTCGCCTTCGTAAACAACGAGTCTTACTCTAGAATAGTCTGGGTTGAATGAAGATGGGTTTAGTGACCCCAATCCTGATCTAGTATTAATTTTGTTTGTCACCGGTAGAGTGATTAAGTTGTATAGTTTTACAAAGTATCCATCACCAGTTTTTTCATTCGTTATTATTTTATTTGAAATCGGTAAATCCAAAGATCCTAAAGAGCTTATCTGGAATTCCATTTTGACTTGAACATCTTTTCTAGCAGTTGAGGGATTTGTTCCTTCATATAGAACACTTATGTTCTTGAGATAATAGTGTCCCTTGCGCAAGTTTTCAACAGAACTCCATGCTCCAAAGTTTTTTTGTCGAGACATCATCGCCTCTTCTTTTTCTATGGAATTTAGATCCTTAATTGAGTCTTTGAAATCTTTATCAAATGCGTAGTCCCAATAGTCCTCAACCATTCTGTCTTGTGTCAAAAACAACTCTTCTTTTATCAGATTTCCTTGGGAATCGCTGAAGACCCAAAGTAATTTTTTGTTCATAGTGTTAAGTGCGCCATATTGACTGTACCACAAGCCATTTGCTGGTGCTTTTGACAATAGTTTGTTGAACAAATATCTGGATTCATTTGTTCTATATATTCTTTTGGCTCCATCTGCTCCTGTAAAATATTCTGACAAATTTACATCATCATTTTCCCACTCCGGCGCTTTTCTATTATCGGATGAAATTGTAAATGAATTTTGACTCATGAGAAAGCATTGTCTCATGTTCAAAATGTCCTCATCATCTTTGAGTTCTCTATCCGTTTCTCTGCCTAAGTTTTCTTGTAGTTTGGAAAGTTTTTTATTTACTTCTGGGTCATCTGACGCGAATGCTTCTTCTAAGTCTCTAATGTTATCCGCATCTGTAAAACCAGCCTCATAAAGCTCATTTGAAAACCCAAAAGCCTCTATCGGGGTAACAAGATTGTCATTTAAGATTGTTTTTACGACTGACGGATCCGTTAGTCTCAAATTGAGACTACTGACTAGTGTGTAAGACGCTATTTTTGAGTTTCCTAATAGTTCAGTGCTACCAGATCCTTCAGAATCAGCCAACCAACTGAAATCATATGTTTCAATCGATTTTTCGTCCGTAGGGTATGGTCTACCTCCGGCGGCAAATATTGCTTTGCAAGCCCAATAGCACTGCAAAGCAATTTCACTTGTTGATTCATCTGATCTGACCCAAGATTTCATGAGGTCTTTTATTCGCTTTATTACCGGTCGCGATGGGGGTTCAGCACCGGGGTCGCGCACATTGTTGAACCATTGATTAGATTCAGAACTTTCAATCCATCTTGACATAGCCGGCTTCATAAAATCCTCAACAAGACCTTGTAGCATCTCGGTTTCCTTATTAAAGAGTACAAACAGCATTAAGAAGTCATAAAAATCTGCCTCGTCAATGAATTGAGTTTTTTCTCTTTTTGATCTAGTCAACACTATGTTGTTAGAAGTGTCATACCAAAATTCTTGATCATAAGCCATCTTATAACCATATCTCCTTCTAACGAGAGATATGTAATATTCTCGGCCTTTATCTGTGCATTTATCTTTATATTGCGCTTGCCAACTGTTTGGAAACGTTTTTTTTAAAAATTGTTTTACTTCTTCGTCTTCAACTTTATATCTTTCTAAAACTGTGCGTGTCATTATCTCATTAGCTCCGCGATTTTATATCCATCTCTAGCTATCAATATTACATCTCCAATCTGGCAATGTCCATCGGTTGGTTTTTTATTGACCATTGCGATTGTCCACCACAAAGAAGGGTTGTTGTAATATCTTCGAGCAAGTTTCCAAAACGAGTCTCCTTGTGTCCAAATATGCTCTTTGGAAACTTCCAGTTGCAAGCCAGATAAGTCAGAAAAGTCTTTTGTTCTTCTTATTTTTAAAAATTTAACGCCTTTTTTATCGAAAACTTCAAAATATAAGTCTTGATTTAAAATAGCATAGCTATCGTCATAAAATTTTGGCATTTTTTACTCTCCTATTTTTAAAGTGCTTCTGTTAAATGGAAATTGATCAGTCACATTGGATGTGGATGACGTAGTATAGTTGTCTTTTCTGTGTTCTGTTATTAGGTGTGGTCGAATTAACGCAGTATTGTTTAGTCCAGACACGATTGATGTTGATATTTTATATGATTTTGGCAATAGAGATGTGCCATAGTTAAAAAACCCCATATTACTTTCTATTTCTATGTTTAAATCTTCCATCCATAAATCACTAAGAGATGAGGCTTCAACACCATCAGACGGGTCATTACTTGGGCCGACGAATGTCTTAGATGCTCCTCCAGACTCTATTAGTCCTGGTATATATATATTAAACCCCAATTCTACTGTGTCAAGATCTCCAAATGTACCCTCTTCTTTTCTATAGAACATTCTCATTAGTAATTGTATTTGCTTTGAAAACAAAAGAGACTCTTCAATACTAGCGCAAGGAACACTGAAGGATAAAGAATAAGAGAATTTAGCTGGTGTTGCTAGTTTGCCTGTATCGGCTCCTTTTCCAATGTAGTTTGATTTGGATTCTATATAGTTTTGATTGGCCTCAAAGTTTCTAGTGAAGTCTTCTATGAATGCTGGGAACAAAACTTTCTTTCCATATCTTTGGATAAAGATGTAGTAATTTCTATTGTATGCTAATTTTTTGCTTATAAGATAGGCTTGCTCATATTCATTACCAATAGTTTTTGATCCAAAAGGGAAGACCATGTTGTCTCTAGTGTTGAGATTAGCTGCTTCATTTTGATAACCATCATCTGTTATAATATTTAAAGTGTTTTCTGAATTTCTTGGCAATGGACCAATGGGAACCAAATCTAGTTTTTCATTTTTGTTTTCCAACTTGAGAGATAGATCGAGAGTCAAAACTTTTGGATAAAGAAATTCATATTCAAAATCAGGGCCTTCATACTCAAAAAACCCCATCTCAATAACTGGGGCGAAATTGATGCTTTCGATCAAACAAGGAAAGCCGTTGTATAATACTCCTCCGCTAAAACCTTGGTTATTTAAGGCAATTTTTCCTCCGTGAATTAAGTTTTTAAAAGCGACTTTAAACAAAGGGCCAACTACAGATTTTCTTTCTTTCTGTATTGCGGTGTTGAATTGTTTTTCTATGTGGGAAAACGAATCGTTTTCGTTAACCGCTGGAATATCGGGATCAGGATTCAACAAAAGCTTTTGAAGGTTTTCAAGCTTTGCAACATTTGTACGCGCCTGTTGAGGCGAAGCCGCAGGCAAAGTTAGAGTAATATCGATTGAGAAATCGCCGGTATATTCTCTGACAACTTTGGTCCACTTATCTGCTTCTGATTGATAATCAAGTTCTTTTGTTGTGTTGTATTTTATCTTCTCGATAAAAGCCGGAAATTGCATAACATGACCAGTTACATACTCAGCTATTGATATTATGTGAGTTTTATCTGATCCATCGGTTGGTATGTCTGGAGGATATGGTACATTCTTGAGCGTGT